GCGAGATCGCCTAGCAGTCTGGCGCCACCGCGGACCGCTCGACCGGAGCCACTTAGCCCCCTAGCCGCAAGGAAACGGTCAAGGCCCCTTGTGGCCTCTTCCTGGCGGAACCTGTAGCCGGGGGATTCCGTGTAGGGCTTTGTTCCCCGCAGATAAATATCTCGGATGTCGCCTATGGCCTCGCCGCCAAGCCGCCGCCATGGCTTAAGATCCTGGTATTGCCGCTGTTGAAGGCTTTCGGCCTCGCTTGCGGCTTCGCTTGCCTGCCCGCCCCCGAAGATATCACCAAAGAGTCCCATGGCTAGGTATCCAGAATGTTTGAGTTGGTGGAGCGTAATGCGCCCAGGAGCTCATCGACCTTATTGGCGATCGCCTGTACCTCGGCTTGCGTCGGCGGATTGCTTACCGTCAGACTGAGATCGGCCACAGCCACGATTCGGGGTTTTTTGGTCCAGTCCTGCATGCTCTGGAGCATACCCAATAGGACCCGGTCCTTGCTAAGCTGGGTCGGGATAACAATCTGCGTTTCGCTAACGGCCATTAGAGAGTGCCTCTTTCCAGTTTTGCATAGGCGCCCATTATGACACGGTCAACGGGATCTGAAATGCTAAGCTCTAGAACCCGCTGGCGAAAGTCCCCGAGCCTATTCCATCTGGCCCGCTTCTTGTACTCACCGATTTTCCCGAGGCTACGCCATTTCTCGCTGCTCCAGGTCAATCCGGCATCATCCGAATAGCGCAGCATGACGACAGGGTCGGAGCCCTGGCCAGTCGTGAGACCAACTCCGCGTTCGAAATCCACGACCAGGGCGTTTAGGGTTGCCTCCTCTTCGTTGGCGAACAATGGCGGAGCCGCCATTCGTGACACCACGATCCCATCGTCTTCCCTACCAGCGTTCTCCAGATCGAAAAAGTAAACGTTCCCAGAGACATCGTCGCCAGCTAGAAGCCGGTCGAAGGTCTGCTCAAAGGTGGAGACCTTGTAGTCTGCGCGCGCGCAACTGCAGCGCTCATGCCAGAGGCCCGTTGCCACATCATAAACAAAGGTAAATCTATTGGGCTTTTTTAGGACATACTGAGCATGACCCTTTTGGGAATATCCAAATGAAATCAGGTCGCTAGTCCCTATACTTTGCAGGATCTCTTCCTCGATGGCATGGGTTGAGACCCGCTGCGGGGAATAGCCATTGGCTCGGTAAACAATTCCATCGTTCCCAACCCAGAAAAGCGTGTTGTCGATCTGGGCGATTGAATCTCTGGCCGCCAAGCCGCGTTGGATGAAAGTTCCGCTGGCGCGCTCAAAGGGGAAATCCACGTTTCCGGAGTTGTACCAAACTTCAATAGTGTCCTCGCACATAAGCCAGATTTCGCGGTGATCGACCACGACACCGACGATATTGTCGGGCTGACCCTCAGCTCGGGCGAAGTCAAGTGGATCCCAGGTGAGCCCGTCATAGAGTGCGGAGATGTAGAATTCATTGGTATCAGGGCGCGATGCCACAAAATAGCCGTCAATGAAATCGACATCGGAGGCACCGGGAAAATCTATGTCTGTGATCTGGGTTAGCGTGGTCGTGGTCGCGATGTAAGAGTCACTCGTACCAGGCCCGGAAACGATCATCACCTGGTCGCCATTCTGGGCAAGCTTCACGGTGGCGCGGCCTTGGATAAATCCAAGATCAAGCTCGTCGCCATTGATGGAAAGCCGGATCAGGCGGTCTCCGGAGATCACGAAGAGAAAGCCAGCCATCGCGATCATGCCACGGATAGGACCGCTTCCGACTACGGCATAGGTCGTGAGCCCCGGTGTCCCCAGCAGCGCAATGGGGACCTTCGAACCGGGCGCGCCCACCTCTGGGAACAGGTTGACGCACCGCTGCGCGGCAAATTGCACAGCCGTCCCAAGCTCATAGGCTTGCGTTGCGAAGGGGATGGGCGTCGTCATCGTTTTCTAGCAAGCCTAGCCATCATATTCATGCCGTCAAAAAATGCCGGGCCGCCCGCCATTCTCACGGCATCTTCAGTTAACACGTGCTCACCGATTCTCATATCGACCATCCGGTCCTCAACATCTGATGGGTATCCTGTCGTGGGCGTGATCTCTCCGCCCTCTTCCTTGCGATTATGAACCCGGAAACCGTTGGAGATATAGGTATGCAACCGCTGGACAGTGATGTTGAACACGTCCCTCTGCTCGCCAGCGTTCTCGATGGTCTCGACCGTGACCGAACCGCCGTCCCCAGCCATGATCTTGGCTCCGATCGGGATTTCCTCAAGCGGCCAGAAACCATGACCCTTGTTATCAATTAGGGCGAAGAATCTATGGGCTGGCGTGACCAAAGTGTTCCCATTCAACCGCCAGACAGGCTTGCTGCGATGGGCGAACCGGCCAATAACCTCGCAAGGCTCCGGGTCCTCATCTTCATTGAATCCCATGACCTTATCGCCAAGCTGGATCTGTTCAATTCCTTTCTCTGAACCATCGGCCATAAGAATCTTGGTTCCAGCGGCAAAGCAACCGGCCTCCCCTCCCATTTGGCCTTGACCGCCACCGCCGCCAGACCCGGCATCTCCGCCGCCGCCATCGCGATCATCTCTGCGACCGATGCTGACACCGCTACTGGTATCTATATCCACATCCCCGGTTGCCAGATCTGCGCCAAAATCAGACCCAGACTCCGCGCCGAAATCTGGGCCGAAACTACCGCTGCGCTCGATTGTCACGCCAGAGCCAGGCTGAAGCGGTGCTGTTCCCTCGATGAGGCTGTCAAAGAAGGCGTCGTTGCGCGATTGGGCATCCTGAAGCATGAGATTAACGAATTGATTGGCCATGCCCATGGTCGGAACGCCGAGAAGGCTGGCTATTTGAGTCACATTGGAAACTCCCTGCCCAAAACCAACACCGAATGGATCCGCTGGATCTACGTTGAGCCCGCCCCTAGAGGCAATCTCGCCGCGGTCCGGTCCCTCCCCTCCGCCCTCCTGCATTTGGCGCAAAAGGCGAGTGTATTCGATCTCGCGGTCTTGATCGTATAGACTGGCCCCAGGCAATCCGATATCCGCGCGCCCGCCGACCGCGCCGCCACCTCCGAAACCGCCGCTAGAATCAAGCGGAGTGCTTCCACCCGCACCTGAAGCTAGCCCCGCAGTTCCGCCCATGTCGGCCTGCCCAGTCCCTTGCATGGCGCGCCGCATCGCATAGAGCTCGGGGACATTTCCCACATCTGCGCGACCGGAAAAGGCGATATCGCGCTTTGCAATGTTTGAAAGAGGGTTTGTAGCCATTAGACGCCATCGTTCCTGATGTTGTAGACATTCCCGTAGCGGGACTGGCGATTGGTGATAGAGAGATCCGGCCTGGATTCAGGCTGCACCCCGTATTGAGCCTGCAGGGTCGCCTTGGCTTCCCGAGCTCCCACCGCAACTTCCGGGGTTAGCTCATCGCCATATTCTGGCGCCAGCCTAGCGGCTAAGAGATAAACGATGTTATCAATATCTCGGTTCGGAAACGGCATGTTGTCAGTGGCTTCCACGTCCTCGTACTCAATGTAGATGCCATCGTTTTCCCAGGCATGAATCATGCGATTCATATTCTCGATACCAGTGGCCAGATCGTCCGCCTCGGGTTCCTCGGTTACATCGATAGCACGAAGCATCCTGAGCGCGGCTTTGACCACGGTTCTGGCTGTGGTGCTCATCGGATATCACCTCTCAATTCCAGTCGCCCGAAGGTGAAGAGAAGGTTGGTCTCACCACTGATGGCAAATCCCTGGTGAACGAAGAGACCATTGGATAGCTCTTCGGTATTGTTCTTCTGCAGGTTGATCCGCCATTTCCCGAGCGCTGCGTCCACAATCGTGATGCCATTGCCCTCAGAGAGTTCTATCTCTGTTCTCCGGAAATCCTTGTCACCGGCCTTCCAGGTCAGAGTGAGTGACGTGAGATCAACTGGAGTGCCGTCGCTGTCCCTCAGGACTCCTGTCCAGTTGGTGCTTTCACCCCGGACGATGGAAACGTTTCTGCGCTTCATCAGACACCTATCCTAAGAGCGATAAACAGGGTCCGAATGCCCGTGAGCCCTGCCGCAGCCGCTGGCCCAAGGCCGAGGCCGAATGACGGCAGCAACGGCCCGCCTCCGGTCAATCCTATCCCGCGGGTTGGAAGGTTGGTCATACCGGCCTGTCCTTCACTTCAATCCCGGTGCCAGCGTATGGCGTGGTTTCTGCGGAATCCTCGAACAAATCGCCTTCCATGTATACGGTCGTGCTGTCGTCCCTGTAGAAGGTGATCCGAGGCGTTCCTGTCTGGAATGTAACACTTTTATTCCTAAGAAAGATATTATTCTGCTCGGCAACAAGGTCTTCATGAGCGAAGATCGGCGACCCGCCGCCCGTGTCCCAGACCACCATGACCGCATCCGGCGGCAGATCCACCTCAACCGCATAGGCCCCATTCCCCTGATCGACCACGCCTACAGTCGTCCGCGCCACGGCATCGCCCCCGGCAGCGTTCTTCAGGGTATAGCCGACCGTTCCTAGTCCGGCTTGGGAGGCGCCGAAATCAGCGGTTAGGTACACAGCTAGTCCTCGATTGGCCCCGCCTGGGCGATCTGCTCCAGGATCGTGGCCAGTTCGTTAACCTGACCTCTCGGCAATTGGTTTAAGACCTCAAGAGTGCGGGCGAGGACAGCGGCAGGCACCGCATACCTGGTAACCCTTTCCCTATCCATCTGGACCACGTTTTCCGGTTTGGCGGTTGTGTCTGTCATGCGATCTCCTAGCTCAGGAATGTTTGGGACAGGATCGAGTTGATTTCCTCAAGGCGCCGCTCAAGAGCCGTGATACCATCGTTGAGCGCCCGAATGATCACAGGATCGGATTGCAGGTCGCGGAAAGTCTCGATTGTGGTGATGTCCAGCGGGATCTGGGCTTGTTCGGCTAGCAGCCCTTCAAGCTCCAGTCCATTCACGATCGGCAGCGTCTCGGCTAGATTGAGGATACTGTCTTGCTGAAGGCTGCCAAACAGCTCATTGGCCACGGTCTCGCCCACGCTGTTCGCATAGCTCCGAAGTTGGTTATAGGTCCCGGCCCCGGTGATGATCCCCAAGCGGTCATACTCGGCAGCTACCGCATTCCACCAATCGTCGCCCTGCTGGTCGGTGATGGTCGGTCCGGCAGCCTGGAGAATATCGGTCGCATCCGAAAGCGACGGCAATGGCGGGTTATTCACGTCAGCGGTCCAGACCGCCCATGTATCAGTTAGTCTACTCATGTGCTTAGGTCCCGACTCATGTCCACACAGCAACCCAGTGAGCCACGCCACCAATATCGATCTCAAGCCATTGAGCTTGCGCCGCAGCAGTTGGGCCAGAGCCCCCAATAGTACCCAGAGTCGCAGCCGCACCCCCGCCTAGAGCGATACCATTGTTAATGTCTACTCGGCCGTCAAATCGGCTTGACCCTGTTGTAACCCAAAGGGCCGCGTTAACGCCAGCGCCACCCGATGGGTTGGAGATGATGCGAACTCCAGCCCGGTTGGTTGCAGATCCAGGATTCCCGCCAACATTCAAAGCCGCTGCTGTCGTAACCGACCCCGTGCCCAGCGTGATCGAAGGCGCATTTACGGTCCAACCAGCGACCAACCCCATAGCAGCATCGACCGTGATGTTTCCGGCCTGGGTTAGCAGGAAGTCAGACCACTCACCACCGACACTGACGGTCCTTGTCCCGGCAATGAACTGGCCCACGCTGTTGCCCACAGCGCCAGTCTGGTCTCCGATGCTGAAGCGGTCAAAGTTCAGGTTCAACTCTGCGCTTGCCACAGAGGCCTGGATCAAGAACCGATCCGTCGTGCTGCCCGGCGCCTCACTGGAGAAGCGAAGTTGTGCAGGATTGGTGACCGCGAAATTGAAAAAAAAGAAATTCCCAGCTGCCCAGCCCACATTGAAGTCATCGCTGGCCCCGAAGGAGACCCCCGTCAGATCGGCCTGGAAGCGGAATTGACCAAGCAAGACGCTCTGGGCTGTGCTGGTCTGAAGCAGGAAATAGGCATTAGTCGCGGCAACTTGGGCAGATCTGACAGCAGCTTTGGTGACGGTCCCGCCGAAGGTGATATTGTTCATATCTAGCCCGATATAGGCGGTCATGGCCTCAACCCCAGCCGCAGGCTGGAACAGGGCCACGGCGGGATTGAAACAATGCACGCCACGAATTGTCCCAAGATTGACCGTAGAGACTGAGACCGTCGAAAACGTTGGTGAACAGCGTACGGCGGTTTGATCTGTCTTGGTCATTACAGCGCCGAAGGCTGTAGTTCTGGTTTGGGGCGAAAAACTAACCCCGGTCGTTCCAGAGGTGGTGCTTGTCCCCGCTGTATTGCGCTCGTGGGTTAGCCCGATATTCATTACCAGCCCACCGGGCAGGTTGAAGTTGCCGGAATTTCTGATGATGTGAAGCTGGTTGATGAAGGTGTAGGCAGAGAACCCTGGATTGGCTGCAATCCTAGATGTCGCTGTGTCTGAGAATGTGGCGGGAATATAAACAGCCGTCGTAACGGTAAAATCATACCCGACGCTCAGATATCCGCCGACATAGTTGCTGGAGACGGTTGCCGTGGGCGCCCAGGTGTTCACGAAAGCCTGTGCGGGTGTCGTGTTGCTGATCGTGTCGTAGGTGCTCGTTACCGGAGAGTTGACGCGAACAATCCCCGTGTCCGGAGAGGCATCGGCACCCTGAAGATCCAGCACATTACCAGCCGCCGTCCCGCCGAAAGCAAACTGGCCGCCAGCCCTACCAGCTAGAAGCAGATATTGCGTATGATCATCGTCGCCAAGGCCCTGGAGAGCCCCGTGATCGTCATATAGCGCCCTGGCGGTCATTCAGAATGCGCTCAAACCGATGCCAGCTTGGTCAGGATAGCCCGCCTCTCTGCGATCCGATCGTTCAGACCAGCAAGCTCGGCTCCTGCCTTCTGGTTCGCGCCCAAGAGCTTGACGTTTTCTGCCTCTAGGGTCGCATTGGCACTGAGCAACTGCTCTCGCTGTTTGGCCTTCTCCGCGCCAAGCGCCTTGATCTCGGCTTCGCTGTCCTTCTTGGCCTTAGAGGTGGCAGCCCTAGCGTCCTGGGCCTCTTTCTTGAGGTTGGCCACCTGGGTTCCGAGTTCTGCCGCCTCTCGGCGAAGATTGGTCACAATGACGCGCATGCGCTCAGCTTCGGCAAGCGTGTCGCTGTCTTTCCTCGCTGCGTCCAAGGCGTCAACGGCGGCAGCGATATCGTCGCCAACCCCCTTCAGACCCTTCAACGCCTTGCTATAGTTAGGCATTTTGTCCCTTTCTAGATTACACCGACAATCCCGGTTGCCGAGGTTCCTGTAGCCATAACCCGCTTAACCCGAATCGGTAAGAGGCTCCCACCTTGAACATTCGTAAACGTCACAGCCGTAGTATCGTTAAGCATGATGACCCTCAGGTCGCCAGTACCGCCAACATAGACCCCCTTACAGAATCGATCAGGAATATCGACCGTATCATTTGGCGCGATCTCCTGGGCGGTTGCCGCTGGGAATGAGTCGTCGCGTTTCTGGCGGGCAGTCATTCATGCTTACTCTTCAGTTTCCTCAGGATCGACCTGCTTGGGTGGTCGCCCCCGACGTTTGGGCGCCTGAGGCTCCGGCGGCGAGTCTTGCCACTTGCTCAGATCCTCCGGGGGCTCTTTGTCAAAGCACACAGCCTCAACCTGCCCCTTGGCATCCAGGCGATAAAGCCACGTGGGAACCCATTCATTCTCTGCCATTTTTTCCTCACTGTTGGTATTGAAGAAACGGTGGGGCCGTGAGAGGGGGTACCCAGCCCCACCATTCCTTTCCTCCCCGATCAGGTGGATGCGAGGAAGTGACCCTTACAGGCCTGCTCCGGCCGCATCGTCTTGTAGCCGTAGAGGATATCAACGCGACAAGGGAAACTATCGTCGCTGATATCGAACTGCCGGACCACACGAAGCGAGACGCCGTCGTAGACCTCTCGGGCCGCGAAATCGACACCCTCGGGCAGGACCAAATCGGCCGTGGCGAAGGTGAAGGCGTCACGGTGGAACCCGAGCGACGTGTCAATGTCGGTCGAGGCAGTTTGCAGGAAGGTAATGGCCGCATTATCCGCCGGAGAAGCAGTCACCGTCTGATAGCCGGTGCTGGTCGTGATGGCGGGGGAAATGCTGATCGTGCCAGCGCCACCAGCGAAATCAGCGGTCACAACGAACTGCTGAAGTACGCCGGTATCCACCTTGGTCTCCGGATGCACGCGGTTGACGCCCGCGATCGTGAAGACCTGGCCCTTAACCAAATTGCCAGCGCCAGTATCCACGATCAAACTGCTGCCGGTCTGGGCTGCGCCGTTAACCAGATAACCAGTACCGGCGCCAGCAGTCTGGCGAGGATGCAGGGTATTCTCATAGACTTCGGCGAAGCCCACGAACTGGTTGGCAACCATGCCCTCCCGGTACTGCTTCGAGATGTTGGCATTCGGGTTGAAGAGACCCTTCAGGTCATCGACCAACTCCACGTTGTCGCCCGTGTTCAGGTTTAGGCAACGATTGGAGTAGGGCGATAGATCGTCAGTGATCTTCCGATTCATCTGGAGCGCACGGCGTGCCGAGATAACCGCGGCCTCATCGATGACCGTGTTGTACACGTCCTGAGACATGGTCAAGGCGTCAGCCTCGACATCCGCCGCGAGAACCGACATTGCGGGCTCGATGATCCGCGATGCGAAGTCATCAATATCCAGCGTGAGCTCCTCAGACGTGAAGGTCATGCCCACGTGCTTCTGGGTCGCCACGGTCAGGGTCACCGAAGTCTCGGTAGTGTCCTGGGTCGTGAGGGTGGCGCCCGTGGTCACGGTGTACTTGTTCGGGAGCCGGATCCGCAGTGAATCGCCGATCTTTGCGCCAGAGACAGCAAAGCTGTCATCATACTGGCGGTTGACCTTACCGACGAAATTCAGCTTCTGGTGAAGAATCGCCAGCGCCCGCCGCGTCACCGCAGTCGGGGTGAGAAGTGTATTGGCCATAATCTATCCCTTTCATCATGGCCAAGCACCTCGCGCTATAGACGCCCCTCTTTCCGATCCTGATGATACTGGTTCATATACTCATCCATTGAGCAGCCATCCGGATCGAACTTGTTGGGCGCGCCGCCAGCCTTCACAGGCTTCATCGGCTCCGAGGCACTTGTTTGTTTCTTTGCCACCGGCTTGGGCTTCTGCTCACCCGCTTCCCCATTAGGGGCAGCCTTGGCGACCTTGGCCTCAAGCTTGGTGATCTCTCGGATCTGCGCGACTGGCGATAGTTGGGCGATACGTTCCGCTTCCTCAGGATTCTTCGCGAAATGGTAGTGGATGTCCTCGGGAGTCTCGCTCTCAAGGACAGCCCTCACCATCACGTCAGTTGCCTCGAAGTAGTCGTTCTGGACCTCTGCGAAGTCCTCATATTTCTCGGCACCCTTGGCAAAATAGTCCCGCACCCTTGACCCATCGTCCGCAACCTTGGCCTCGGCAGCGGCCTTCTGAGCATTCTGTTGGCTAGCCTTCTGGAATTCGGCCAACCTCTGATCTACGGCTTGAGCGGCAGACCAGGCGGCAAGGGCAGCGTTATATTTCGTGTAGTCGTCGAAGTCTTCCTGCTTAGGCGGTTCGTTATCGGCGGCGGCCTGCTGCTGGGCCTCAGGCTTAGCCTGCTGCCCCTGCTGTTGGGCCATCCGGGCGAGAGCCGCAAGCTCAGCATCACGCTGGGCAAGCACCTCTCGGGTCTTATCGCGTTCGCGCGTCAATTGCCGGATGCGTTTCTGGGCTCGGCTCTGAGGCTTGGCCTTGGGCTTGTCGCCGTCTTCCTCTTCGTCCGAGGTGTCGTCCTGATCACCCTCAGCCTCTGAGGCTTCTAGCTCCTCGCCCTCATCCTTACTCTCATTACCGGCCTCGGAGGCATCCTCACCGGATTCGGGCTTGGCCGACTTGCCCTTATCTTCGGCCTTCGCAGGCGGCTCAATGCCAGCATCCCTTGCTCGCTGGGCCGCTGCTTCGTCTAGGAAGTCCTCGACGCTAGGTTCTGCTTCGGACATTTAACGCGCTCCTACGCGAGAAATTTTTGATTGATGTACGCAAGCACATTCTTGCGAGATATTGGGCTTAAAGAATTAAATAAATCAACAGCTTGCTTCAGCGCAGCCTGCTCTTTCTCTTCATGTGCGGCAACCACCAAAAGGCGAATTTTGCGCTCTATTTCTGGCCCCGCCATCTTCCTATCTGCCCCAGACCCCGAGATATAGGCATCTTCGGAAATGTCATACCTCCACGCGCGACCGTCAACCTGCCACAGATCATCCACAAAAGTGTTTAATTCCAACTTACACACCCCCATTCGGGCCACGCGGTGGATTTACACCAAGTGACTGTGTTTCTAGCACACCACCTATGGCCGCTTCAACTGCGCTGGGCAGCATGCCGTTGATCATTTCCTTAACGGCATCTTCAAGCTGGCCGGTCTTGAGCATGAGTTCGACCAGTTCGTTAACGTTCTCCAGTTGCTGGCCCTCGCTCTCAGCGAAGGATTTCTTGGCGTCTGCGGCGTTCTTGAGAGCTGATGTCTGGTTTTGGGCTGCCTTGGTCTCGGCATTGAGCAGATCGGCCCGGGCTTTAATCATCTCGGCCTGGGCCAAGATCTCGGCTGGATCTGGCTTGGGCTCACCGGGTGCCTGCTCGCCCTTCTCGGGGTCTGCCTCAATTAAGCCCTGATTGATGGCCACCTGGCGGAACCGCTCATAGAGCTTGTCGGCCTCCGGCAGATCTAGGTTCTTGACTAGGAGGTCCATGACCATGGCGGCCTGATCGGGCGACGACTGGACGAACTTCGTTAAGAAATCCGCGGCCTCGGCACGTTTGGTGCTGAAGGACGGTCCCGGCAGCGCCACGATATCGTATTCGCCGAGCGCGAGATCATTCTTGATCTGACCCGATTCGGGCTCGATCATGTTGATCTCAACCATTTCCTCAGCGTCGTCCTCGCCCAGAACCCGGACGATCCTCTGCCCGTCATAGACCTTGGGGATCAGGTCAATTAGCTGCTTGCCGCAGTAGGCGATCGAGTGATTGAGGTTATCCACATAGTGGTAGTTGGCCACGTCGCCTTGGGTATCCCGCTTCTGGATCGCAACACCGCTGATCTCGTTGGACTGGGCGCCGGTCGCAGAGGGATATACATTGAGGACAGCGTTAAGACCTTCAACGGCTTTGTCCTTCAGGGTAAGCAAGGCAACCGGGATTTGCGGAGCGGCTTGGCGGGCTGGCGCGCCTGGCGCCTGGGGATCAATCTTGTAGCGCAGATAGGGGGCATTCTGCCGGTTGGCGATCTGCCATTCGTTCTCAAGCCCAGCGATTTGGGCGGTCGTGACCAAGTACGGCTGTTTGGGAGATAGGGAAACATGCTCGATAGCGGCACTGTTGTGGTAGTTGATCATCCGCTGGGAATCCTTCCCGACGCGCACTAGGCCGCGCATTGTTCGGGAGTCG